TCTTGATAGAGACCGCGGACCAAATTGAGCAGAAAATCCGACTTGCTTTGATAACCATTCGGGGCCCGCAAAATGCGCGACAGTGCTGAATTCTTGACCCGCTCGCGGCCGTTCTTTGAGGTCAACCGCCAATGGTCCCCCGGCAGCATAGCGATCGTCTGGGAATATGCGGAGACGCAAGCCTCAACAATTGCCGAACGCGTGGGACCCGGCTTCGGTAGATAGCCGGACTGCCACCAATTCCACATGTCGGCGTCACCGCCCAGCCATCCTCCGGTCACCGGCAAATACCACGGGCCGGGACGGGGCTCGCCTTCGTTTGCGGCGGGTCCCACCCCGGCCCTTTCGCGGAAGGCCTGAGCGTAGGAACTAAGATCGGGATCGGCCATGGTCGCCTCAGAACGGCGCGCCGGCCGGCAACGCTGCCGACCGGCCAGGAAGGCTCACGAAGAGCCTTACTCGCCTTTCGCAGGCGGGGACGGGCTCGATTGTTGCCTGGTCTTGTAGGCGCCGCTCCCGGAGGGATGTTGCGCCTCCATGTGCCGCGTGTGCGCGGTCTGAGGACCGCCGTGTGGGCGGTGAACCCGCGGGTCCGGTCCTGAGCCGTCGTCCGAACGTGGAATGACCGGATGACCAAGCGCGGCCATGTCGTTCTCTTCCTGGGTCGGCGTTGGCCGACCATATCGCTGTTCGGCAGCGGCGATGTTCTCGGCGCGGGTCTTTCGCTCGTCCTCGATATGAGTTTGAGCGCGTTCACGCGTCTCGGCGAGCGCGTGCGGTTCGACTGTGGCCATTGACTTACCTCCCTTACTGCCACGTGACGGCTTGGATGAGTGCGACCGACTGAGGACGCCTCAACACCCAGTTCATCGGCATGATCATTCGAAGGCCGATGGTGTCGGTCTGCCAGAGCGACCGTGCCGGTGCGGCGACGGTCGGAGGCGATCCGGGTGTGCCGATCGCGAGCGGGGTCGTGTCCTCCATATGAAGGACGGCCTGGTCACTCACTTCGAAGCGAGGATCGTCGCCAGTAACAGAGGCAAAGTCTGCGCAGTCAAGAATCCCGAACCATCCTGCCGGCACAGTGGTCGATTGGATGATCGGAATTCCCATCAAGAACCCCCGCGCAACTTCCTCGCGGAAGGGCAATGCCTGGGCACCGGTGGTCGGCGTCAAGGCGAGTGAGATAGCAAGCGCAGGCGACATGAGCCACGCCGGCGCCCGGAAGTTGCCGCGCGTTGCGGTGATCAACGCATCGGTCAACAGTTTGATGTCGCCGAGCACCGCGGCGAAGCCGCCACCGGCGGTGGGAGTGATGGGGGTGATCCCGGCAAACAGACCGGCCGGCGCGATTACCGTCGCGGCGCTGGTGCTCAAGAGCACCGTATCCAGAGCGACGCCGGTGTCCTCAAGGACCGCATCGCGCAGGATACCCTCAATCGCGGGCGTCGAATGGTCCGCGATCTCTCTGGTGAACGTAGTTATGACTCCCATCTTTTTCGGGGTCATTTGTTGAGTGACGAACTGTCCTTGGCGGACAGGAATCGGCGCGCCTTCGCCGATGAACGATCCTGAGATCGTCGGGGTGATCGAGCGCATCGGAAGATTGATGACGCCCGCGCGGCCGAACGTAAACGTTGAGCCTTTCGCCGCGATCTTGGGATAGACCGACACCGGGATTAGGGCTTTCCAGAACTCGCCCATGATGATCGCGACGAGTTCCAGAGCCCATCCGGTTTGCGATGTCATCGCGGGGGCGGTCGCGGCGGGGTTTCGCACGATCATGTTAACGACCGTTGCTGTCGCCTCGTCGTCGTAGGTCTCACGGATGATATCCACCATCGACCGGGCGCCCTTGCAGTGATGCTGTTTGAGCAACACGGTCAGCGTTCGCCAGATGTAGTCGATCGGCTCAAGTTTACGCGCCGGAACATTGAAAGGCCGGGCAGTCGGCGGCCGGATTTGACGCGTAGGCAACCGAATATCAAGCACCCCTTCGGCGATATCCTCCGGCGCGTCCTTTTTTGCGAGCCTTTGCTCGGCGTCGCGAAGCGCGCTCAAGCCGCGTTCGGCTTGCGCGATCCTGTTATTGAGTTCCGTCGTTGCCGCAACATCCGCATCGGATGGATTGGCGTCATCGAGGGTTTCCAAGTGTGCTGTGAGTTGATCCCGCAGCCCGTTGATCCGGTCTTGCGAATCAACGATTCGTTGTGTGAGCGACATTGGTCGACTCTTTCCATTGCTCCTATGTTTGGATTTAGCGGACTCGCCAGTGATTCCGCGGCTTCTGAGTACGAGGTCACGTCGGCCGGACTCGGCAAAGACCAGGCTCATTGTCGCGGCGGAAATTCTTAAGCTCTTAGCCACAGCAAGCGCGTTCGGGTTCGCGGGCACGGAGACGAGGCTCGTCTCGACGAGTTCCTGCCGAACGTACCGATCGCCGAGCCAATGCCCGGCAGCGTCCTTTCGTGGCGTCGTTTCGATTGGTCGAAAGCCCACCGACACCGCTTTGAGAATCCCGGCGTCAATGAGCCTGCGGAGTTCGTCGATGCGATCGGACGTGCCTTTGGGCGCCATCACCAGATGGCCGCGAAGCTGCTGATCCTCAACGCGGAGGTCCCGCCACTTTCCGATCGGAAAGTCTGAGCGGTGGTTGAACAACGCGATCGGGTTGCGTTTGAAATCATCGAGCTCCCACCCATCGCTCGAAATTATGTCGCCCATCCGATCGACGGTTTCATCTGAAAGCACGAATTCCATGCCGTTAACGTCGCCGGCGTGGGTCTTGTGGCATGTGGCGCCTTTGGCGGTCGGCCGCGCAGCCTTCGATTGCTCCCAGGCGATCCGGCACGCCTCTCGTACGGTATCCTCATCGACGCTGCTCTCGCCTAAGCCGTCGTCGGACATTAACTCAGACGTGCATCGATCGAGGAAATCCTCGCGGGTTTCGTCCTGCTCCGGGTCGGGTGCCTGGTCGGCCAGGTCCTCGGGGTCGATATCTTTCGCGGTTTTCGACCCCGGATGCGCCTCGCGCCAGATATCGAGGCAGATCGCAACCGCTTGATCCTGTGGCCTCTTGTCGTCACCAGTCCCGATCATCTCAACGACGCAGCGGCTCATGAACTCGGACTGAGTTTCGTCCTTGTGCGGCTTCATAGGCACGGCGATTCTCCATGCTTCTTAGCGGCGCCGCGGCTTCCTTGCCGGCGGCTGCGGGTTTCGGTAGTGCGGTGAAACACGGCATTAAACTTTCGCCCGATCGGCGCCGCGCCATGGCGCGGGAGGCCGTCGCGATCTTTGAGGCTTGCGGGTCCCGCGCCCGTGCGCTTGAGGCAATCGAGGACCGTTTCGACGTATCGACCCCGACCGCGCGTAATTTGCTAAACTATGGTCGGTGGCTCGATCGTGAGGACAAGGCGTGACGCAGGGACGTAAAAACGGCATTCTGCCGAAGCTGATCGAGCGGAATAAAGAGATCATCGCCGGCCACAACGCAGGCGTGAAGCACAAAATCATGGCCAGGCATTACGGCGTGTCGGAATCATTAATCCGGTGGGTTGTAAGTTCGGCACACCAGAAAAGACGCTTTCGTCGAAGCGATTCGGTCGTGGTTCGCGGGGTTCTCGGCTTCGGGTGCTAGGGGCCGAAAACGACGATCAACCCCAAACAAAACAGGAAAAGCGCGATGGCAATAATCGGGATCGCTTTTGCCGGTCTGTTGATTCTTGCACCGGCCGCAGCCATCACGGCGGATGCCAAGAAAATAAAAAAGACCCCAAGCGGCGCGCGGGTCACGCTACCACCTAGACCAGAGCCACCGTAAAGACCCGGTCGGCGGCTTGAAGAACGGGCGCGTCGCGTGAGCCGGAACGAATCTTTATGTACATCGCGGCCTGAGTAAGGTTTGTCGCCATAAGGGTCCCACTATTTGCCGGAACGGTTCGAAGAACTTCCTCGCCGCTGCCATCAAAGAGATCGACAAAGGTGACGTTATCAAGGGACACCTGGAAGCTGATATTCGCGGCGGTCCAATCGGGCGGTCCTATCAACAGAGCAAGCGCGCCTGCTGTCAGGTCGCCAGCGGCCGAGAGCGATTGCCCGGCCGGGATCGTTATCGTGAGGACGTTTGCCGGCTTTGCCACAGCTATCACCAACCTGACGCCGTAAGCCAGGCCATGCCGGCCGGCGCGCGGAGCGCCCACGATACTGGGACCCGCACCTTGAGCGCCGTCGAGTCGGTCTGGAACATCGACGAGGCCGGCGCGGCGATTCCGCCTCCATTGGCGATCGGCGAAGGCGCGGTGTCCATGTGCAGCGTCGCCGAGGTGCTCGCCTCAATTTCCGGCTTGTCGCCGAACGCGCTCACGACGACATCGGGCGCTACCGCCACAACGTCGTTTGAGGCGTGCAGCGTGTACGAGCCGATAAGCAATGCCGACCGCCCCAAGGCGCGAAAGGTTCGGAGTTGGGCGTTTAAGGCACGGGTTTGGCTCATGATGAATATCACCGGAGCCATCGCCATTGCGGTGACCGCAGCATGAAGCGTGGAGATGTCCTCAATCATTGCATCATAAGCTACCGGCTCTGTGCTCGCCGTAGACGCCGCCACGCCATACCTGAGGCCGGCCGGGCGCGAGGCGTCGCCGGGGTTGGAGTCGAAAAGCGCCTGGTCGAGCGCCATGCCACTCGAACGCATGATCCCGTCCAACAGGATCGCCTCGGCATTTGAGGACCTCAGCATTTCCTCGGTAATGACGATGATTGCCCCAAGCTTGAACGGCGTCATCACAATGAGCGGCTCGACGAAGCCTTGGACGACCGGCGCGGGATCGCCCTCTTTCACGAACGAGGCATAGCTCGGATCGCCGACCAGCGTGGGGACCGAAATCATGCCGGCGCCGTCGAACGTGAGTTGCAAGCCCTCTCGAAATATCTGAGCCGCGGTCGATTTCGTCGCAAGGGTGGCGACAAACTCGGGCATCACGTTTCTCAACAGCGCCGGGGCGCCGCTCATGTCGGTAGGTGCGGACGGCGCGCGGGTAAGCCATTGCGCGACTGCGTCATGCGGCCATTCAATAGCCGCGACCGCCTCAGGCGTCCTACCGCGGCGCACGCCAATGGCGACGGCAAGGCACGCGCGAACGAGCGAGCGTAGACCGGTCCCGCGCGCGGGGTCGGCCGGCACCGGCCGCGGAAGGTTTGCCGCAGGCATTGGTTTTGACAAACGCAACCCTTGCATACACCCTCGCGACTGCTTTAGT